GGGTGGTCTCGGCTCCCGCTCGACGCGCCAAGATTGTTTGGCCCCTTCCCCTTCTGCGTTTCACCAAATTCGACTCTGCATACCGAGATCGTTTTCACCATTTGTTCCGTCGCCGCGAGCGCGATTGCACCGCATGTGTGATGCTTTGATGTTGCTCATGTCAAGCTCTAAATCAGGTCTCTTACTCACCGGGATGATGTGATCCGGTTCCCAAGAGTCAGGGCAGGAGGAGGGGCGGAGGCTATAATCTATAGACCCCCCGCATATATGACAGGGAGCCTTTGCTTTTCGGTCCCTATCCCATACCTGCCGACGTATCATCGGCCATCGTCCTGATCTTGACATCTTTTTCCTTCTCCCAAATTGAGTGATCTCCCGGGCATTCTCTTTTGATCCTTCCTCCAGCACATACCGGGGCGCCCTTTTTCTGAGATACCCCCTCCCCATTATTTTTTGATGGCACGCAAAAAGGCACCTGGGAGGGGGTGCCTTTTTTGCGTAGGAGTAAGTAAATGGTGTGGAAGGAAAATGCTTATTCACTTCGTTCTTTTTGTGATTGCATAATAACACGACGATATGTGTTCATGTGTGTTCGATTTTTTGCAGGGCTATTCGCGCCTCGGCTATAGCCTTTCCGTGAAGCTTCCCTTTGGTGTGGTCCTCGGAGTAGTTCATTGCGTCAGCAATCTCTCTCCACTCCATTGGCTGGAGGCCGTCAATATATCGGAGTCTTAACAGTGTTCTGTGTTCGGGCGTAGGCATGGCCGCAATGATCCTGTTCGCTAACTCAATGTCACCCAAGAGCTTTTCTTCGTTCTCCGTCTCTTTTTCTTCGACCTTTTCAAGCTTTTGAATCATCCGAAGCATTGGATCGTCGGGTGAGACATTCACCCTGTCTTTGTCATACTGAATCGCACCCGGAAGAAGGGATAGCCTCACATCTTCCTTGTGAAGTCTGAGGTGGATCAATTCTTTCTTCTCATCTCTGATCCGGTTCAGGAACATCTTGATATCTTCCGTCACTTCGTTGCCCTCCTGCCCTCAAGCACATCCTTGGGGATGTTCTTCTCTCCCCCATTCTTTAACGACATCAACTCCAAATCCAAACTTGCAGCTCCCGGTTTTCTTCTTAAGATCGCAACCTTTACAATTCCTCGGCTTGTGTTTGTCGCACATTCTCCGGGCTGCATACTTGAGCATCGCTTCATCCCAGATCAACAGTCCCGCTCCTTTCTTTGAATTGAGCCTTAATGTATGGCCGCATTTCTATCAGCTAACAATAGTGAATGAGTGGTAAAGCATTGTTTCATCTATGCAGCATTCAACATGTGAATCTTTGAAAGCCTTATAGCAATACTCCGCCGCCTTCCGGTTATTGAATACTGTCACTATTGGTTCTTCTCCTTTATCCCAATATGTTACAACCCATATCTTCTTCTGCTGCTGCGTGACGGGCGGCAAATCATCAAAGGCGTGTCCAAGGGCATAAGCAGAACCGCCTGTCGCGGCTTTTCTTTCGCCATCCTCATAACTTAACCTATATTCGTCACAGATATTTTTTATCTTGGCTTGAGCCGCCTGCCTGCTGATGCAATCCTTGTAATCCTCTCGCTCTAATGACAATAATCTGGTTACATCTTTTTCAGTGTGTCCATCCCAATGTTTCCCATAATCAAGAATCTCACAATCGAACAAGTCGAAGTATTTGGCTTCGTAATGATACGTATAACTTCCTTCCGGAGTATCAATTCCTACAATAAACCAGCCGCCTCCAAAACATAATTCTCCATCTTCATGACGTAAGGATTTCCAAGCCTTATCGCGATTTTGTTTTACGAGTGCAGCAAACAGCATCATTCTCTGATAGTAGAGCTGCCTAAATGTATGGTATCCATCCGACAAATCACTAATATCATCTATATGAGCCGCTTTACATATTGCTTTTATTCTTGCTTGTTCTGTGTCTGTCATCCCTCATCCTCGCTTTCTGTCTAAAACCCTAAAATCACATAGCCATCCATCAATCCGTACTCTTTGCAATCCATCAGTATATAACTGATAACTCGTTCCAGCGGTGGCTTATCAAGGTAATGCCCGTCCTTCCACGCCCTCAATCGTAGAGTGTCGTGTACCATATAATCACGATCATTCTTACGGAGTTCAAAATTCTTATTCCCGCATTCCACTTCTTCATAGTATTCGGGCAAAATTTTTAATTCGTGTGTCATCCCTTACCCTCACCTTCTATCTTATAGGGTTCCGGTAAAGGCCTCCACGCTATGACGCTATCATCCATAATGCCCGGGCCATGCCACCAGTGCCCATCCCCAAATTTATATGATCTTACATCGTATATGCCATAAGCATGATAAGTACATTGGTATTCGTAGAAATCTTCCGTAATAGGGTTTATTTTCTCTTCCGGCAACCTCTCACTAACAGGAATCCACTTGTCCGGATTTTCCAAACTGCTCTCATCAGTACACAACGCTATAAAATCATCCTTTGATTTTGCTTTTATCTCATACTCCATAAATCCCATTTCATGCGTCGCAATCGGTCTACCCATAATATCCTCAACATACTTGTGGAATATCTGAAATTTATCACCTGTCAGCATACATATTCCCGTATACGCCATTACTATTGCCTTTTCTTTATCTGTCATTCTTCCACTCCTTACAAATTCATTGAACCTGTCATATTGTCGAACTGATACGGCATATCGGTATAATCCGAAAGCACACACTCATTCTTTGCGTCCGTTTCGCGGCGGTCTATGCCTTCTTCGGTCATTTCTCCTTTCTGCCTGCATATAGCCATCCACCTATTAAGATTTTCTCGACATTCAGCGCATATATCCCATATTCTCCCGTAACTTGAAATGCAAAACTGCAGATCCTCAATCTTATCTGTAAGTTTTGCGGTTGGCATTTCCTTATTGCAAATATCGCATGTTGTTTTTGTCATTCCTTATCTGCTTCCCCTCCTGAAGTCCTCATCCGTCCACCCGGCGTCAAGCCTATGGCGGAGCCCCATGGGAGATATCTGATAGGCTCTCGCCGCTTCGGCGCGAGAGGGATATTCGATGCCGTTGATTATGGTCGGAATTGCCCCTGATGGCGTGGTATTCCGGTGCCCTCGCTCGTAGTCTTCATCCGTCCAGCCAGCTTTTCTTCTTGCGACGATTGCCGAGCTCGTCAGTCCATAGGCGCTGGCAGCCGCCTTGATGGATGGATAGGTCTTGCCTTGGATGGTGATCTCCTTCTCGCTCATCTTCTGCCTCCCTTTTCGTCAAATTCTGTAGGTACGCCCCACCCTTGCTTCTAACTCGTCCTCGGTTTCGCCATGGCTGTTCTTCCCGCATTTGGGACATATCGCGTTCGGCATCACATTGTCGAAGTAATACGCATCTGAATACCCCCATGCTTCAAACTCATACTTGCATAATGGGCAAGTGAAAATCGCCATAAAATCATTCCCACTGCTAAAAGTTACCTCTTTAATGTTCATTGCTTTCCCCTTTTACCATGTCCTTATTGTTATCTCTTTGATCACACCCCTGAGCTCGTCTTTGATGGAAATCCAATCCGGTCCGCCTTGAGGATCCTTGATCTCCTGAATGATTTTTTCGAGCTGCTTTACAACGCTTTCGGCGAGCTGGTCTTCCTCCGCTGCTTCCTTTTCCTCCTGCTGCCCCGGAGCGTCCTTCTCCTTCTGATCATCCTGAGTAGCCTGCTGCCCTTGGCCGCCTTCCGCCTCGGCCTGCTGCCCTTGTGCGTCACTGACCTGATCGTCCTGCTGCCCCGCGCTATCCTTGGTCTGGTCCTTCGTCTCAACTACTTCGCCCTCAACCTTTTCAGCCGTTTCTTCCTTGGGTTGCGCCGGTGCAACTGTTTCTTTTTTCGGCTTCGATTTTTCGACTTTTTTGGGCTTGGTTTTAACAGCTTCGGGCCGTTCGGGCTTTTTGCCAAAATCGCGCCGGGAAACATCTTCAACGGCTGCTTTCGCAAACTCCTTCCATGTGAGGGGTGTTTTTTCGGCCGGATTCCGCATATTTATGATGGAGATCCCGCTTTCTTTGCAGGAGATCATGAAGCGCCCCTGCCCTTCTATGCGGATGTTGTAAATCTTATCGCCGTCGGGCATGTAGTTCTCTATTGCGTCATTTTCGTAATCCCAGTCCGGGGGAGCCCCGATAGCTTCCCCGGCATCAATGGCCTCCTTCATGAGCTCCGCCGGTTCGGGATGCTCATCGTGCAGGTGCTTGACCACCAGCGCAATAAATTCGTCGGGTTCGCCCTGCGGCTTTTCTTCAAGTGCCAGCTCGATCGGAGTGATCTTGCTCTCTTCGTCGTAATCATCCTTGAGGGCCTGAATGTCGCTCTTGGACATGTCCGGTGTCATCTCCTCGTTGATCTCATCTGGAAGGGTGAGCATAATCGACAGCTTTGTCGGTCCGTAGCCCTCGTATTCCGGAAGGAGCTGCGTACTGTTGCCGCCGATCGAGAATCGGTCATTGATCCTGATGAAACGGCTGACCTGCGTTTTGTCGAGGCCGTACTCCTTCAGCGCGAAGTCGTTGACGTCGGAGTATCCGGATCCTTCAAGAATGTGTTCGTCGTCCCTTGCCAGCTTCAAAAGATATCCGATTCGGACGAAACTATTCGCTGCTGTTGTCATTTCTTTATTGAGTTCGCTTTTAAACTGTTCAAAGTCCATAGTCTCTGCTATATCGTTCATTTTTCGTCTCCTTCTGTTGCACCGGTGCAACTGCTACATTGCCGCCATAAAATCTGCTTCAAGCACGTCGGCCAAAAGCTCGCCCTGATGCTTCCCATGCCATACGAGTTTTTTGTTTGCCCTTATGTCCTTGTAGTTCGCCTTGCGCTTCTTATCTGCGATGTCGGCCAGCTTCTTATCCTCCTTGCTCATGACCTTCTTGACGTGGCGCTGCCATTTCTTCAGGAAGGGCATGGCAGTATCAAGATCCGGGTTTTGATTATCTCCTGTCGTCCTCTTCTGCCGGATGTTCCCTCCGGGCTCCACTTCAAGCGTGTACCAAGGGGTCCCGGGCGATGTGCTCTTCCGCAGGAAGAGGATGAAGCTCTCTTTCGTGTTAATCCGCTCGAAGTAAAAATCGCATCTGTGGATGCAGTGGCCGAGCACGCGCCCTTCAAGGATGATGTCTTCAATCTTCTTCGGGGCGACGATCATGTAGCCGTCAGCGGAATACTCGTATTTTCCCAGTTCCTTAAGGTTCTTCTCGACATTCTTGAATTTTCTTCGGATCGGCTTTGCTTCTTTGGCGATCTCTTCCCGGTTCGCCAGCTCGATCATGCTGGCATGGGCTTTCTTGATGTTGGCCGGCTTGTAGTTCTGCTCAAAATTGATGTTGATTTTGTTCTTTTCGGCCATGTTCAAATAGTCGCGCCATGTTATGAGAAGCTGTCTCGCCTTCTCCCCTGTCAGCGCTTCCTGCTTTTCGAGATAATGCCAGATTTTTTCAAAACTCATGAGCGGATGGATGAATTGCAGCTGATATTCAAGGATGTCTCTGCCGGCGAAATATCTGATCATTTCCGCCTTGTACTCCGTATTCTGCCTTTTTTCGAGCTTTAGCCACTCCCACGCGCTCACCGATCCACCAAGGGCGATCAGTCTTTTTAACCTGGCATTGTCGAGCTCAAGCGCTTTTGCCGCCTCCCGATGCTTAAATGATTCCGGGGTATAATGCGATCTCATCACATCCCTTACGATTTCATAGAGGCCAATTTTCATCAGCGATTCGAGGACGGGATACTTCTTTTCCCGCGACACATACATGTCGAAGGGGATAGCAAGCTCTTTTTCGAGTATGAGATAGGCAGCGCTGTGCGGGAGCATCTCTTTGATCTTTCTGGCATTCCCCTTGTACGTCCTCCCAGCACACACAAAGTAAGGATTGCACGGAACCCATCTGTATACCCGCTGCTTATACATGCCTTCCGTGTACGATCTCTCGCTTTCGCCTTGAACGATGGTTTTATAAAGCGCGTCCATCCTCAAGGTAGGCTTATATATGTCTGCGTCGTAGTAAGTCCTATACGTTTGTATAGTCTGGACCGCATATCCGCCTTCGATCGGCTGTATGATTTTGCTGTACCCTATGGGCGTCCGGAAATTTTTTCCTTTTCGACCATTCGCGATGTAGAGGATCTTGCTTCTACAGGCGGGGCATTTCCCTTCTTTCCTGTGCCTCTGGCCGGATATCGGTACTTCTTTGCCACATCGGCTGCAATAGCCCTTTTTCGCTCCGGCGTTGTAAAAAATGTAATGCTCCGTGTTATTTTTGAATGCCCAGTCCACAAATCTCTTGGGGAGCTTTGGCACAAGCTTCAGGTCTTCGTCCCACGGCTTGAAGATTTCTGCGTCCTTTTTGTCTCTCTTGGTCTTTTTGCACTGATTCTGAAAATTTTGGATGGCCGTAAAGGCATCTGCGCCGGTTTTGAGCTCTCTCTTGAGGCTCTTGCTGCCTTCCGGATTTATCCAAGCCTTGCGGTCACTACTGTATAAATAGCTCCAGTATATGCCGCACTCGTATTTTCCTACGATCCTTTCGGTGTCTTTGGTGTTGAGGGAGCCGCAAAGGTTTTCTATAGTCGCGCTGCTCCACTTTTCGTTCCCGTCTGAATCGAAATAGCGTGAAATGTATTCTTCCCCTTCGACATTCAGAAATATTTCAAAGGCCGGATACTTTTCCCCTTGTTGGATCATCCATGGGGTGAATGCAGCAATCTTTATGATGCCCTGCAAGCACTGGGTTCTCAGATAGAACCCGTACCGGTGGAGACTTTTTATCTGTTTGTGCATTTTGCCGTCCCACCCCTTGGCCTCTTCATATACCGGCATGTCCCTTTGTGCCCTTGAAACTATCGCCGGTGTCGCCTTTAGTGCTCTAAGCTTCCTCAGCTTCTCCTTTATCACCTACATACCCTCCGATCTTGTACCATCCTGCCCGGTTTACCTTCCCGTCTATGTTGTAGGCCTCGATCTGTTTTATTTTTTTCGACCTGGAATATTCCTGAAGCAGGATCACTACTGTTCCTCTTTTCCCTCTTGCCTCGGGATTCTTCCCCCGGGCAATTGCATAAAATCCGTTGTCTGTCTCCCGCTCTCTAAAGCGCGTGCTGCATATCTCCGGATGCTTTTGTACAAAAACAGCTTCGTACATGGCCAGCTGCTGGGGCGTCAGCTTCTGAAGCGGCGTAAGCTCTGTTGATGCTACTTTTCCGTATTCATCCTCGCTGATGTCGCCCCCTGCCTCGCAGATGCAGTGTACATCCGTCCCGAGTTTGCCGTAGTATCGCAGAATCCCGAAGGGCTCTCTCGTGGAGTGGAGCCCCGTATTGGCCGTCTTCGCCTTGTCGGCCGTGGCCTTCTTGCCAAGCTGATATTTGAAAGTGCCCCTCCCCATCGTGCAGGTCATGTCCTTGTTGAAGCCTTTGAAAACGATCATTTCTTGCTGCCTCCGAGATAATATTCTTTGATCAATTTCTTCCGCTGCGGTCTGGACGGGATCCCGATGCTGAACGTGTGATTTCCGATCACCTTTTTGATCTCGGGGCACATATCGACTATCCGCTTGTCCACAACAGTCTTGTGAGTAAATCCATATTCTGCTGTGTGGGCTATGAACCCCGCTGCAGTCTTTTTGGGATCAAGGACCGCGTCTATAAGCTCCGGGGCCGTCTCGAATTCGCTGATGATCTCGTCTACCCAGTCCGAGAGTATTCCGGCTATCTTATACTCTTTCTTTTCCTTCTCGATCTTGTCTATTGCCTGTTCAAGCTTGCTGATCTCTTCCATCTCTTCATCCTCCTCTTTTATTTCTTCTCCTCGTTCTCTGCCTTGTGTGGCTCTGGTATCGTATCGTCCAGATATTCTATGTATCCCGTCTTTTCTATCAGTCCGGCGCCTATTCCTCTGAAATCCCGGCAGGGGATCAAGTTCCGGTCCTTATGTTTCAGGCAGTAATCCCCCACTGCCCAGGTGCACATCTCGCAGCTCACTTCGTCGAGTCCGCCAGCTCTTTGGCAAGTTCTTTTCCATACGCGGAGAGTCCTTCTGTCGTGGTCTTGTTTGTTGTCTCTCCCTCTTCCTTTTTGCTCGGCCTGCCGGGTCTCTTTCGCTCCTGCTGCCTTTTGGCAGCTTTCGCCCCTTCGGCGCTGCCCTGCTGCTTTTCTTTGCTTTCTTCGGTTTTTTGCAATTCTTTTTCGTTTTCTGCAGTTTTTCTGCCGTTTTTTGACGTTTTTTCCGTTTTTGCTAACGTTTTCTCGTTTTTTGCTAACGTTTTAGGGGCTTTTTTTGACGATTTCGAGATTATTTTCTCTTCCCGGACGCAGTTCTGTCCCGTCCAGTACTCAGAGGATAAGATGTACTTCACGCCCTTCTTGTCAGCCTCTATCTTCACCACCTTCGCTTCTACCAGCACGGTATCGCCTACTGAATATTTTGTCTGCATTGTGTTTTTCTCCTTTGCTCCGTCTGTCAGGTTGACATAGTTCTCTACTCCATCCTCGCCTCTCACCGGCGGGCGGTTATTTGTACACTCCGGGAAGGGGCAGCTAAGACAAGTCATGGGTCCCGGCGAAAGATTGCACGTTCCCGCTCTACGATCTTCTTGGCTCATAAGTAGCTCTTTCCGAATATGCTCATAAATTCTTCCCTTGAATGGTTCTGCTCGAAAGCCACCTGTGCTATCTGCTTCAGTCTTTGGTCATAATCATTGCAGCCCTTCGAATGCACCGCATCTTTGCTTCCGTTGATGTCGCCGGTGTGATGATGCCTGCAAAGCATGACCTTTAAGCCATATTTTTCGGATTGCTTCCGGTTAGCCACGCCCTGAAAGATGTGATGCTCTTCAAGATCCCGCTTTTCTGAATAATCTCCAAGGAAGTTCTTGCAGATGTAGCACTGACGATCTTTCTTGTCCTGAAGGATGCTTTTCATTCCGTCTCGTCCCCGCTCGATTCTTCCTCGTTGGTCTCGACAGATTTAACCACGATCTTCTTCTCTTTCCGGGTCATCTGGTACTTCATCCCGTCCCACGCCTTGACCTGAATGGACTGGATATCACCCTCCGCCATGGCGCGGAGTCCGGCAGCGAATATCTTGGCTGCATCCTCGTCTTTTTTTGAGACGATCTGCCTTATTGCTGCCTCGGCTCTCTGAATCTGATAATCGACCTCTCGTGCCTCCTTTGCTCCTTTGCAGTTGCATTCGTGGGATGCTATCTCGTCCCTTTCCTCTTGGGTGAAGCTATCTGAGACGTGTTCTATTGTCCGTATCTGGTGACAATATTTGCACGTTCCTGTTGTTCCTGTCTCTATCTCCTGTTTCATTCTCTCTCCTTTCCCTCAAGAAGCCTTCTGATGGCTTCCGAGTCTGTCTTTTCATCAATCACTTCAAACTGGTTGCCCTGAAGGTTGCAGTTGATCTCCTGCCACTCCTCCTTGTGGGCTATATCAGCCCCTTTTGATGTCTTCCAGCCGGTATCTGCCCATTTCTTGAGCGTGTAGAGGCATGTGGTCACATAGGGACTCGTGGAGTGAATCACGATCCTGCTCCCCTTGTAAGGGTCGATGTGGTGCTCGTCACCGGCTATGATGTCGTGAAGAGCCTTGACACTTGCCCCGTTTTTGCTCGCATTCACCTTGTCCCTGTGTGGGATCCACACTTCCCCCTTCGGGGTCTCGGCGGACAGGGCGGCGTATATCATGCCATCCTTGGGCTTTATCGTCTGGATGTCGGTGTAAAAATAAACATTGATCACCATCTTAATAATTCCTTTATCTTCTCTATGAGGGACTTATGCGGCTTTCGGCGGGGGCTTTCCTTCTTCGGCGTTAATCTGCGCGGCTCTCCCGTTTTGGGCGCCTCTCCTCTAGGGGGCTTTATGCGGATTTCCTTCCAGCGGATATACGGCATCCCCGTGACCGGGTTCTCTCCCCGCCTTACGGAGTCCGGAATGATGGCGTAGCCCTTTGCGGGCTTGGGTCCTTCCGTCATCAACTTTGTAAACTGCCGCCGGGTAAGGGGTGTCTTCTCCGGCTCTGGCCGGATCAGATTCCGGGAAGATCGGATCCGAAGCACCGCCCTCCTGTCCTCGATGGTGCCGGGAAGGTGGTATTGGTCATCGTCCTTTTCTGCTTCTTTCGTGATGTAGTCGGCGAGCTGTTCCCGGTCAGGGTTGTCGTCCAGAGCCTCAACATTCGCCCTGCTTGCCTCGGGGGAGACCGCCGCCCATGTGTCGGTAATAAGGGAAAGTCCGTCTCCTTTGAAAGCGTTGCAGATCATGTGAACATGGATCCCGCCGAGCTTCCCGACTTCAATCCTGGCTATCCACTTGAAGACCTGCGTCTCCTTCTTGTAGGCGATCCTCATCTTTCTGCAGAACTCCGAGAGGTCCTTCGATACCTCCCGTACAGTCTTCCGGGTGCCCTTCCTGTATTTCAGACAGATCCAGGGATCCCCTTTCTTGAAGTTCGCCTCGATAAGGAGCCTTACTGCTTTTCTCCTCTTCTGCCGATTCCAGCGCTCGATCTCCTCCGGAGTCGCCTTCTTTGTTCTGCCTCTTCCGGTCCGCTTTCCCGTATACCCCGCCTCAGCTTCCCGGATATCCCCAAGGACATACTGCTTCAATGAAAACGCCATCTGCTGTTCCTAACTTTACTGTTACTGATAGTGCTGAAATCAGGGCTTGCCCCCTTGATATCAACACAACATCTTGTGTTTGGCGGGAGTATGTGCTACAATGCTTATTGTTGATAAGCAAGGGTTCCCGCATACTCCCTTGGAAAGAGAAGCTCCCGGGCTTCTCTTTTTTGTTTTGCGTGGTTTTAAGACTTCCCTTCAGGGGGGTGGCCTTTTGTGGTTCATCCCTCACTTCCCTCCTTTGATGGTCCAGTAACAGCACGCTGTATTCTCCATGGCCAAGTATGCGTTGTATTCCTTGCCGCAATGCTCCCGGCAATATTCGCGTCCTTTTATGTCCTCGACCTTCTTCTGGAACTCGTACCCCTGTGGGCAGAAGATTCGGACGCCCTTTTCTTCGGGTTGTACCGGTGCAACATCAGCTTGAGAAAAAGACATTGCCGAATCTGAAGCATGGACGCCCGAATCCATGATAGTGACCTGTCCTGAAATATTTGATTTCATTATCTACCCTTGGCCCCCTTACCTCGGTTAAAACTGCATCTATCGTTTCCTGATACACGGGTTCCTTCCATATCGCCCCGGTGCTGATCACTGTGAACTGCCCGGGTGCCAGGATGCAGTCGGTGACTGATACGCCCTGTTTTTCAGCCAGATTCAGGATCGCGTCTGTGATGAGGCGCATCCCCTCGTATCCGAGGGTGTAGCCCTCGGCTTGGACAGTGCGATAGAGCAGATCGAGTTCATCGTAATCAGGCTGGGCCTCCCAGTAATCTTCTTCGCCTGCTGCCGGTGCGACTTCTTCCGGTGCTTCATCTGCTGCCGGTGTTTCCCCTGTGTTCTCAATCGGTGCGACCTCTTCCGGTGCCGGATCGGTCACGGTCACAATCTCGGGATCCTGCTCCGTGACTTCGGCTTCGGTCTCCTGCCACTTGACCATCGGGAGTTTTGCCGCCCCCACTGTGAGCTGTGGTGCAACGTCCGGTAGAGGGAGAGGCTTTGCGAAAGCTACGAGAAAGACGGCAAAAGCGACTATCAGTCCCACTTGTAAGCATTTGCAGCGTATACGATCCATGCCCCACCTCCCAAGATCATCAAAAGCGGTATAAAGACCGGCGTACTCTCTATGCTTGCCATCCCAAGTGTTACAAGCACCACGGATACGCCTGTGAGTATCTTTTCGAATATCTTCATCTGTCCCTCCTATATGCATGCCAAAATGTCCTTGATAGTCTGTATTCCGCTGTCATCGGTGACGTTGATATCCTTTTTGTGCCCATCCTCGTAATACAGGGTTGCGAGCTCTTCGTATTCCGTGTACTTGACATATAGGATGTCCTTGAGCTTGCATTGATCTCTGGTGGCCTTCAGTGCAGCGCACAAAAGCTTGCATATCTTCTGTTTATCTTCGTTCATGCGTCCTCCTCTATCATTCTCCTTGAAATAAGTTCAGCCGCCACATCGGGGATGAAATAATATTTCCCATCCACGCACTCCAGCCCCGATAGAAAGGCTCTCTTTGCGTGGTTGACGGTCTTGATTCCCATTACCTCCGCGAACTGCGCGGCCGTGATGAAGGCCTGTGTTTCTCCGGCCTTTGCCAGGGCACGGCGGATATCCTGCCTTGTCATGGCAGCCAGTCCTTATCAACCGGAACAAACTTCATTCCCCTGCTCAGTGCCTCTTCCACTTCGACAGAGGTTCCGCTTGATCCACACCAGCCGGGGATGACGGCTATTCCTTGACACTTTTTCATGAATTTCAGGCATATGGCGACGAGAATATCGTGCGCCTGTTCTTCCGTGGCATCGCTCCTTGAAAGCATTTCTGATATTTCAAGCAGTTCGCTTGCCGGATTAAAAATCTCCGCGTTGGGATACTTCTTATGCAGCACTTCCGCCACTGTCCAGAATTTTTCTAAATAATCGGGATCTCCGGAGATTTTTCCGGAAAGATATATCGAAAGAATTGGTTCTTCTGTGTTGATAAGCTGGCTCACGGTCTCCTCCTTTATTCTCCGTATCCTTCGAATATCTCTTCAAGAGACATTTCAGGAAAAAGGTTAATCTGTATTGCCCTCATTTCCGGAAGGGTGAACTGCGTCCTTTGACGAAGCTTGTCGTTTAGTCTTCGCCGGGGGATTTTGGTTCTCTTCGACACTTCTGCTTCGCCCAAGTTCCTTTCAAAAAGAAGTGCCTCAAGCCGTGTCTTGGTTGGTATGGTGTCCACTTTGCCACCTCCTCTTTTTTAATCTGTTGATAAGATTGATTTAGTATTTCTCCTGTCAAGGAGAAATACTTCCTGATGCACGAAGTGTATCAGGAATTTCACCTATTCAGGTTACTTGCGTCATATAATACACCTCTTTGGGATAATGTCAAGCAGAATTTTTCCATTTAGGTTATTTTTTTCTTGTTTTTTGTCCTCTGGGCGCTACAATGTAGCTAAGAAGTGATTTGAAAGGCGGTGTGGTATGACTGTTCTCGAAAAAATAGAATTTCTTATGAGGGAAAATAATTTGAACAGAAGGCAACTCTCTATCCAAGCAAAAATCCCCTATAGCACAATAAGCAATCTTTGGGTCCGAGGCTCTGACAGTATGCGTCTCCCCACCTTCCGTGCTCTCTGCGACTTCTTCGGGGTCACGATGGACTCGATGGCGTGGGACGATCAGGAGATTGTTTACCGAAAGGATCTGAAGGCCCCCGAGCTTTCCGGTGAACAAAGGGACGTAGCTGAGGCGTATGGCCGAGCTGATGAAGGAATGCAAAGAGGTGTTCGGCTTCTGTTGAAGCTGCCTGAGGGAAAAAATAATACCCTTCCAGAGGAAGAGTATTTGAAGGATGCCTAAGAAAGCCGTCGCGGAGGGCGATCATGAAAAAATTTAATTTCAAAAAAACCTTTACCTTTGACGGGAAGCGCTACGTCGCCTACGGAGACACGGAGAGGGATGCTATCATAAAGATGCTGGAAAAGAAGAAGGCGCTTGAAGAGGGAAAGGTGACTGTCGGAGGATCCATGACGGTGACGCAATGGACAGAGATAGCGTTGTCCACTTACAAGCCGAACGTCTCCCCCGGCGTGATGAAGGATATGAGGAGCCGGATCCGTAAGCATATCCTCTCCGTGATCGGCGACAGACCGCTGAAATCTGTCAAGCCTCTTGACTGCCAGATGATCATAAACGGCTCTTCCGGGATGTCCTTCTCTCACATCCAGAAGCTCTCACAGGAGCTTTCTTTTATCTTCTCGACAGCTGTTCAAAATAGACTGATCCTTGAAAGCCCTGCCGCCTATCTGGTCAAGCCGAAGGCTCAAAAAGGAAAGAGGCAGTCTCTTTCCGATGAGGAAAGAACCGCCTTCCTTGCTGCCTGTGAAGGGACTGACCGCTTCAGGGTATTCCAGCTTATGTACTACTGCGGATGCCGCCCCGGAGAGGCTATTGAGTGTGAGGGAAGGGATGTGTCTATGACTGACGATGTGGCGTTGCTTCATATCAGGGGCACGAAGACAGTCAATTCAGATCGGGTTGTTCCGATACCGGAAGAACTCTTTAGCCTTATCCGGGACAAGGCTCCCGACGCTCCGCTTGCGCCGAACGATAGAGGGAACCGCCACTCGGAGAGCAGCTACGACCGGGCTATGTCTTCTCTACGGCGTGAAATGAATATCCAGATGGGATGTAAGATGTACCGCAACCAGCTGATCCCGCCTTTTCCGCTCCGTGAATCCTTCGTGCCCTATGATCTCCGGCATACATACTGTACTGATCTCGCGGCGAAGGGGGTTGATATCCGCATAGCACAGAGGCTGATGGGGCACGCTTCGATCAACATCACAGCCGATATATACACTCACATCGAGAAGCAGAGGATCATTGATGAGGCTGTGAAGATCCTGGGGAAAAGATGAGTCAAGTACTCGGGGGATTGGGATAAGGGTATCACACCGGGTGTCACACTTCGACGTGCATTTTTTAATATTTTTTAATGTTTTTTATCTTTCTGAGAAAAATAAAAACCCCGGAAAGCATTTATTTTCCGAGGTTTTCGTGCCCGTGCGTGAGAAGATTCGAACTCCCGACACCTTGGTCCGTAGCCACGAACTGTTTGCAGTATTTTCAAGGCTTTCGAGGGAGGGTAACACATCGGGTGACACACCTTTTCCTGAGGCTGAAAAAAAATGCTTGACATAGGTGAACACCTATATTATAATAAAACCATCTTAAGGATAAGTAAGGCGCTTGAAGCGCAGGGAGGTAGCAAGTGAGAACGTTAAAAATTCAAGCAATAACAGAAATGGGATGTTGTGTATACGCAAGTATCAATGTCAGCGAAGGCTACACGATGAACGAAGTCATCAGAGAAGTTAAAAGACAGCGATACACTATGTTTAGACTGATAGACACAATGAAGAGGTTTGTAAAAATATAAAGATAGCAAGCCCTTGAAGGGCAAGGAGGAAACAATGAAAGACTTAAAGGATTATATCGATAGCCTTGAAACAGCAGGACTTACGTATTCTCGGGAAGAATGGGTTGAAGTAATCATTGATGAGCAAATGGATTTTATGAGACAAGATGAAAGGGTTCAGCCCCTGACCGATGCGGAAATTCAGCATATTATAGAAACTTTGGCAAAAGACGGGTTCGTTAAGTGAGTATGAGGAGGAAGAAAAATGAAAGCAGATGTTTCAACAAAAATCTATAAGAGCGTGTTTGGCGTTGCAGAGGATCACTTCATGGTAAATAAGGCGGTTAAGGCTGTGATCATCAATTTCGGTGATGAGAGAGGCGACATCGTCGTCGAAAACGATAACTTCGGCACTCGCCGCAAGTATGCAGACTTCACTGAGGGCAAAAAGAAGGCTGGTCTCAATCCCCTGCAGATCGTGTTCAGCGGCCTTGAGTCGGCTATTGCTTGCCGGGATAGGTACATAGGAGCTGATGATCAGATTCACACCTTCGGAGAAGGCGAGGATGTGTTGAGCGAGAGAAGGAGGAATAAATGAAAAATTCAAAGATATATAGTAAATTTAGGGAGTTGTCCCTCAAATATGCAGACAAAGGTTTGACAATAGATTTTGAGTTTAACAGATTTGGAATGATATTAAGGGGCTGGCTTGACTTGTCATTAGCCAACGATGACATATATAAGTACAATCGTATATACTCTTATGAAATGATTGAATCTCTGTCAGATGAGATAGACATCGAAACATTAGTTGATAAATTTAAAGAAGAGGTATTCGAACAATATAAGTCAATCAAGAGAAAAGCAGAGAGTGAGAAATGAAGAATGTGAAAATGAAATTTGACGAAGATGGACTCTTGGAAGAGCCTTGCTTATCTTGTGATAAAGCGTATGTTGAAGATATTTGGTATGAGTGGTGCTGTGATGAAAAAGAATGCCCATATGCTGCAGGAGGTGATGATAGCGATGGGAATGATGAAGGTAATAATTGATATACCGGAAGAAGAGTACAATATAATTAAAAGCCTTGTGCGCCTTTGGTTTGGGCGGAGCGTCTAATCGCAGATGGAACGCCGCTTCCAAAAGGACATGGAAGATTGATTGATGCTGATGCTTTTCAAAAATATTGTTTCGACAAAAACTTTGACAAAAGGTTATCTGAAGAAGGTTTGGCTATCATAAATATGTTTTTGGGGGTTCAGCCAACAATCATAGAAGCAGATAAGGAGAGTGAATAAGAAATGGACTTCATAGATAAGATGGTAAACGACATCGCCCGCCAACAGATAGAGCGCAGGGAAAGAACACTTGTAGAAATTATTACCAACTATGATTTTATTGTTGGTTCAATAGAGTGCAAACACAAGTTGATGGAAATATTACCGGAGGGAGCAAATATTGTATGTTCTCCATATGTCGCAAGTCCAAATATGATTTATGCTATTAAAAAGTTTGACATATTGGATTTATTAAAAGATCCACGCGAATCAGAGAGTGAGGAAGCACTTCATGGAGAATAAGTATAAGGCTCAAGCAAAATATGACAAGGAAAATACCGTAAGCGTCAGGCTCAAGCTGAACAAAAGGACGGATGCCGATATACTGGAGAAGCTTGATGAGGTCAGCAGCAAGCAGGGCTATATCAAGGCCTTGGTTCGAGAAGATATGAGAAAAAAGGGTGCAGCCCCGCTACCGGTATCAGCCCAGTAACGGGGCTGCTATGAAAGGAGAATAAGAGGGACTCCAATGCGGCAGGACAGCAGTAGAGCCCTGCCGCGTTGTTTATCTTATCGCAAAGAAGGCTATTCCTTCATTGCTCCATCCCAGCCCCACAAGGCTATCTTTCTCGCTCGCCGAAGTTGTAAAGACATGGTCTCCGTTGTTCGGGTTGTAAACGCGATACACGGGAACATTGCCACCTGCATGAAAAGCAATCCCCTCAAAATTCCATCTGTTGTCAACGAGGACATGGAGTTCTCCTATGCTTGTGATATAGATATGTGTCTGACCGTACATACGAAAAACCGCCGTATCGCTTTCTTTCGGCATTATAAAGGCTACGTCTTCAGACTTCCAGCCTAAGCCAAGAAGCGCTTCGGCTTCCTCAATCATAGCGGTCAACATATGCTCTCCGGAGTTTGGGTTGTACATGCGGTAGACAGCAACTTCACCCTCATTAACAGGGCAAGGTTTAATATGCTCATCCGGTAGAAGTTCAAGAGGGTCTTTTCCCTGCGTGACAATGACAGTATGACCTTTCTTCTTTGTGACTAAAATATCACCGGAGTAAAGCCCTTCGCCCGTGTTGTGGTCAAACTCGTCTGTCACATCATCAAATGCGCCTGTTGCCATAATCACGTCATACTCATTGCCCGTGTAGAAATCACCTACATCATATCCTGCATAAGCAAGGCAGGTTCTAATACCTGAGCTGCAATCTATATTGCAAGGAGCATTGACCTTCGCTGCGTCATACCCTACTTTCTTTGCTTCATTAAAGCCGCTATAGCGGTCGGGCTGTGAGTAGCCAAAATTGTCATTGTTACATATTGAAGCCATATCGTATGACATCATTAAAGCCCTGTTCGGGTCTTTACAACGCAGGGCATTCCAATCATACTTATGTCGGTAGTACGCTTCCTGCGCTACTTCTCTCCCTGTTTGGTCTCCCTTCTTGCCGTTAATGCTGCCGTTTTCATCTATTCGGGCTGAACCGATGATTATTGACATATTAGTCCTCCTTTACTTCCGGCAATCCTGCAACGCTTGTGAGAAGCGAGAGCAGCCCTGCCAGAGCTGACGCAGATATTACCATGCGCCAATCTACAGACGAAATCATAGCCGCCGTGCCGATAGACGCTATGGCCGTTTGAGCTACCGTCTTAATTGCGCGTATGGCTGCCGCCCGCCACCATTTCTTTTCCATAAGCTGTTTAATCACGGTTACACCTCCTCTACATTCCAATTTTTGCAAAGATAAAAGCGATCACTCCGCCGATGATCGCCGTGAGGATATGCGTCAGAGCCGTGCGCCACATTTCGCCGTCCTTGCTTTCCATCTTCGCAAGTCTTACACCCTGCTTCTCCTGTTCTGTCAGCATATTCTTCATGTTCACGGCCAGTTCCTTAACCGTAGCCGTGAGGTCTGAAATCTGACGGACGGTCTCTTCAAGCGCTTCGATTCTGTGATTCTGTCTGCAGTTTTCTTCGTCTATGCGCTTTGCGAACTCCTCATGCTCTTTTCTTGATATCGTCTCCTCCATGATCACTCCTTTCTTTTTCGTTTCTTACAATTCTTTTCAAGGCAGATGTAACCGCCGTCTATGTAGTACCTGAGAACTTCGATGGTCTGCAAACAGGCTTTTTCGAGTTCAAGAATTTCATCCTGAAGCTCCTTTATCCTCTCATTTTGACGGCGGTATTCCTGCCAGAGATATTCGTGTTCGCTGTCTTTGAACATCTTCATTCATGATCTCCAAGAGCTCTCTGATCTCGACCGCATACTTGTCGTTTGAAGTTGCTATCAGCTTTTCAAGCAGGGTGTATATGCGGTCTTCGATCCAGTCAATTTCCTCGTCACTCAACATTCGGCATTGCCGCCCTTACTTCGTCCTGCCACTCTCCGGGAACCTCATCGATCGTCATCTTGCCCTTGTAGACGCGCTTGCCGTAGATTTTCGCCATTCCCTTAAGACTTTCGTACCATTTGTCATCCATAATCAATTACCTCCTTCAAGTGCCGTGACCCTTGCTTCAAGGTCGCTTATCATCGTTCCGAGTTCTGCTATCGCATCGCTGTTATCGGATTCCGATTCACCGAGTTCCGCTATTCCGTCTTCGTTGTCGCTGATCTCCTGCTCTGTTTTGACGATTCCCTGCGTAAACTTATCCGCGTACCTGTAATGATGGTCAATTTCATACCAGTCATAGCAGTTACCTTCCTCGTCCTCTTTGCTGTCGATTTTCCCGACGATACGGAAGTTGTCGGTGATGTACTGATCGTCATACTTCCTCTCTAAGCTGTGATAGCCGTCGAGGTTGGTATGCTCAGTTCCTTTTGTCTTGAGGATTTCTCGTTCTTCCTCATTTCCAAATACATATTCCATGTAAGGTTCTCCTTTCTTGCTTTTCTTCGAATCGTCTCCTTCAGGTCTCGAACGATCCTCTCTTCCTGGAACAATCGTTGATAGATATTGTGATTGTTGCAGTGCTTGACCTGTCCCAATCTTGAGAGTATGCTTGCTGCCATGCTCGGCGGTATGCTTTGTTCTCTCCGTTTCTTCCTGCGGTATCTCGATACAGCTCTTTTAATCCTTATCAGGTTATGCTTCCTTGGGAGAACGAAGTTTCTGCCGTATCTGTAGCCAACCGCGTCCGGCGTCCGTCCTTTCGGTCGTGTCACGCCGTTTCTTGGAGCTTTAAGTTCTTCCTTCGGCTCTTCCCTCACGGTCGGGAATATCTGCCAATCACCCTTCAATTTCAGTCCATGCTCATTAAGCCACTTCTCTATCATCGCCTTTAGCTTTCGCAGATTCCTTTTGTTAGAACCGAAGATTGTTATGTTGTCCATGTATCTTTCGTAATGCTTGCAAAGTCCGCTCTCCCTTATCATGTGGTCGAGGGGTTGCAGTGTGGCGTTTGCGTTCCACTGCGACGGATAAGCCCCGATGTAAATCCCGTCCTTGATAATCCTCCATATCAGGTCGAGCACACGGCGGTCTTTTACGAGTCGCCGCATTCTTTCCATAACAACTTCTGGCTTTAAGCTTTCATAGAAGTGATATATGTCGCCACTCAGCTCATATCTCGTTCCTTTCGGATCGTTGCGCATCCATTTTTGGATGGCTTTTCTTGCGAGATCAGGACCTCTCTTCTTTATGCTCCCACAGCAGTATGGATCCATTCCGCGCATCAAGATGGGATATAGCACCTGGATAAGCGCATGATGCACATATTGGTCAGGCCACTGCACCGGTTCCCTTATCGTCCGGAACTTTTGAGCGCTTGCGTCCCATCGGACGGACACTTTAGGCCCTTGTTGCTCAAAGCCTTCTACTATTATCTTTCTAAGGTCTTTAATGCGCTCTTCTTTTGTTTCTTCTACCCATGCGGTACATCTGTTGGGCTTGTGTCCTTTATGCCAGTGATGGCTTTGATTTACTTCATCAATAGCCTTTAGCAGATTCGCATATGAAATCAGCTTGTCGAACAACTTACCTACTCTTTTCAAGGGAATCGTCCTTCTTTGACCCGCTCCGCTTTTGTTTCTTCTACCCATGCGGTACATCTGTTGGGCTTGTGTCCTTTATGCCAGTGATGGCTTTGATTTACTTCATCAATAGCCTTTAGCAGATTCGCATATGAAATCAGCTTGTCGAACAACTTACCTGCTCTTTTCAAGGGAAAATATCCTCCTTTTAGCTGTGCGCGCTTTCCAGCGCCCTTCCGGGTGTACTAACGCGCTCCCTTATTGCTTATCTCCACCGAGGGGTGCGCGATTATCTGTGCTATGAAATTTGAGGTTTTAGCAGCTTCTAAAAGAATGAGGCAGCCGATGTTGGCGTTCGAGTTGGACGCGCTGTTGTAGTTCACGTAGAACAACCCGTGATTGCCGTTCTGGCTATAATTACCGCCAACGTAGAGACAGGGGTTGGACGCGTTGAAGTTCCAGTTATCGCACGAATGCCCTCGGCCTGCACAGATAACCCCGCCTGCGCAGGAGTTCGAATCCCGCGCAGGATTTTGTTTTTTCTACCGATCGAAGTTCTTGAGGGGGCAGACCCCCTCAAACACCCCCTTAAGGGAGTTCAAGGAGGCGGCAGCCGATGTCGGCGTACGAGTAGGACGCGCTGAGGCAGTTCACGCAGAACAACCCGCGATAGCCGCCCTGGCTATAATTACCGCCAACGCAGAGACAGGGGCCGGACGCGCCGAAGTTCCAGCCATCGCACGAATAGGTGCTCTCACTGCCCCCTGCTTCCGTAGGATAAAATAACGGGAAGCCGCCAGCTGAACTTACAGTAAATTTCTTAGGCCACCCACCGACCGGAAGTCCCGCTACCGTCCCACCTGAGCTGTCGCTGAAGCTCGACGGATTCATGATGATGTTTAGTCCGCTCGAATTGTAGTAGCAACCGTCGCACCAGTCATAGACGTTGTCCCAAAGACCCTCAATCCATCTATACTGAGTGCCTAATCCGTAGGTTGTGCGGCTGCTCTGCGTGGTCCCTGTGTGATATGTCATACTGTCCGTGTAACCCATATTCTCGGTCGCGGAATTGTTACCGCAGCCGTAACCGTTTTTTGCTTGCGAGTGCCAATCGGCAAACTCTACGATGTAGAGAAGCCATATCGTGAATCTTGTTGCAAAATCCATCTGCCAGATGTTCGTTCCGAGATTGTGAATTGCCGTCCTTGCCGCTGAACGGGTTACGCTTGCTTTAGGTTTTTCTCCTGTCCTCGACTTGTAATCCGAAGCCGCGCAATGGTGACGTCCGACATAGATGTAATCTCGCTCGCCTTTGCCGTCGCCCCTGTTCATATGCGCCGGTGATACCGAGAAGCCGTCTGTCGCCGCGTCCGCTATCTGAACTTTGATGCTGTTTCCACTCTGAGTCAGCTTATACCAGAATTTCGGTATCTTCACCATTACGCCACCCGTGCGGTTCTCTTTCACGATTCCAGACCACGGAGCGCAGTTATCAAAGGGTGATGAGCCATTACCGTTGTTTACCGCAGGAACAGGGTCAGTAAAGCCTGCGGCTGCATCGGTTCTCGTCCAAGCAGTTGTAGAGGTGCCGTCCCATTCAACGCCGTAGATTGACAGGTTTTTGATTGTGACGTAGAAAACAGCGGTCTTTGTGACGCCATTCTCTGTGTAGGTGACAGTCTCTGTCTGCGTACCTTCCGTTGCTCCGGCGGTCGTAGGCGCGATGGTGTAGCCCGATACCACGGCGTTTGTCCTATGATATGTAGCCGTGACAACCATCCCTGTCGTGTCAATAGTGTCTCCGCTCTTGTATGTGGTCGTAGTGGGCTGCGTCGTGACCGCTATGCTCTGAAGTACTCTCTGCACCGTCAGAGCAGTAACGGCGGTCTGCGTGATGCCGTTCTCCGTGTAAGACCAGGTGAGTGATGTTGTGTCCTCATAAATTACGGTTCCATCAGCGATGGACGGTGTGGCGTTCACTACGACAGACCGACCGGATGAGAATACCGCTGACACGACAGCGCCGGAGAGGTCAAGCGCCTGCCCTGCCACATAGGATGTGGTCGGTTCCGTGTCTACACGAAGTCCGGTAAGCACACGCTGTACTGTGACCGCCTGCGTGGTCGTATAGGTCGTGCCGCCGTTCACATAAGACACCGTGATCTCTGTCGTGTCCTCGTATATGGTTGCGCCTGCTGCCGGAGCGAAGGTGCACTCCGCTGTAATGTCTACGGACAACCCCGATGACCAGTTCGCTTTGACTACGATTCCCGTAAGGTCAAGCGTCTCGCCTGCCGTGTATGATGTTTTGGTCGGCGGTGTCGTGATCTGGATGTTCCTGATCCTGGCGGTACCGCCTCCGCCGCCTCCTGCTCCGATGATGATCCCCAATGCCATTAGTTTGCCTCCTTAATCATGAATCCCATAAGTGATATATCCTCTGTCGGTTCTTCGTCCGCCCAGAAGGTGAGAGTACCGGCGGCGCTCTCTACTCTGTAAAGGTGCCCGAATGCCTCCCAGAGATCATCGTCCTTCGCTCCTGCTGCCGTAACGAGAGATATGGCGGGCGTGATTTCTGCTGTCATTCCGGTCACGTTGACGGTCTGCGTGTAGTATCCGCTCTGGTCGGTCCAGCCAGACGAGAGGAGCGAGGTCGTGAACTTCGGGAGGGAATAGAGCTTATCTCCGTAGCTATTCCAAAGCGTCCTCTCTGCCGCCGTGATGTGGCTTGTATCACCTTCGTGCATAGTGAGGTCTTCTGCCTTGGCAAAGTATGAAGCGGGGTGCCCTTCAAGCTGCTTTGCGTTGTCAACCACACCATCGTCATCGGTGTCATATATGCGCTTCTCCATGTCTCCGGAGCCTTCGCCGTTCGCCCCGTTGTATACCTGGAAGGTTGAGGTCGTGCCGTCTGTATAAGTGATGGTATAGGTGTCATACTGCCCTGCGATATGGCTTCCTCCGGTCTGTGTGACTGAAGCTATGCCGTTTCCGTTGTTTACAACATAATTCTGTGTTGTTCCGTCCGTGAGGGTGATGGTATAAGCATCGGCAAGCCCTGATGAGCCTGTTTTCTCGATGGTCGATATGCCTCGTCCGTTCTGTACATTGAAGGTTGTTGATGTACCGTCCGTGAAGGTGATCGTATAGGTGTCGGTGAGGACAGCTGTGCCGGTCTTTGTGATGGACGCTATACCGTTTCCGGTATCGCCCTGATCGCCCTGGATGCCCGGTATGCCCCGGGGCCCTTGAATACCTGCGGCACCGGAGAGGTCGTTTAAGTATCTGAAGCCTGTCGGTTCCTCGCTGTTTCGGACGAACATCTTGGAGTTGTCATCATCCTCCACGTCGTTCGTGTTGATGAGTACGAACTTGCCTTCAGGGACATTGTCGGCATCCGCTTCCATTGCCGCGACTGAAGCATATACTTTATAAAATTCGAAGGGTTCGCCCTGGATTCCCTGCGGGCCCGGAATGCCTTGGATGCCTCGAGGTCCTTGCAAACCTCTTGGAATGACGAAATTCAGTACCACATCTTTATTGGTTCCGCTATTTGTCACAGCGGCGGGCGTAGCGGGATCGCTCGCGGTTGTGGTTGTGCCGACCGAGACCGTTACGTTTGCCTCGTTCGCCCAGTACTTTGCGTTATTGTGATACTGCTCAGCAGACGAAGGCACGTCGTTTCCGTCAAGGTCCTTGCCTTCGGCCCACTTCCGGGACTCCGAAGCGTATTCGATGAGCGCATGTCCCTCGGATGAGCTCTCGATCATCCCTTCCTGAATAGCGTTCGGTTCTACTATCATCTTGAACTTCGAGGATCCGGCGACATCTGCTCCATTTATCACTTCGATCTCGGGCGAGAACTCACCGGCAGCTGCGCAGGTCTGTTCCGTAACCTCGATATATGCTGTCGTGCGTGCCGAATTGACTCCGAGAGCGGGATTGTAGATATAGGTTCCGTCTTTCTTGTTCAGCCTAAAATTGACTGTGGCGCTTGACGGGACCGCGTAAGCCTGACCATCGGCATACATATCCACGGCTATGACCGGGAGCGACACATCGCCCTGTACGAGATGCACAGCTTCGGATACGTGTCGCAGCGTGAAATCGACCGAAGTATGATGTACTATTCCGGTCGGGGTATAAGTTCCTGATGCCATCTTTCCTCCTTTAACTCAATGTCATTTTGCCTATTTTGGTTGAATCCACGTATACCTCAAGCTCGGTGCCCGTCCAGTTGAAGGTGACGAAGTGGCCATTCCGGCTGTAGCAGTAGGGATTTGTCGGCCCGGCGCTCTGATACAGATTCCTGATGAAGCTGTTCTCTGCTCCGGTTGTGGTGATTCCGGTCGCTTGCAGTCGGCTGTTTATGACTACCCTGTCCGTGATCCATATCACGGTGCCGTCACCGGCTGACACATACCCGTCGTCTGTGACTTCGAAACCCGCATAAGATGATCCTTCTCTGTGGGTTGTTGTCTTCAATGCCTTGACGGTGAGGTTGTCTACGTCAATTCTTGCCGCCGCTATCGTGCCCGTCGTAATGTTTGCCCCATTGATGCTTGTTTCGCCCGCCGACGAAAGAGCTGATGCGAATACAATATCCCCGGTGAAGCGGATTGTCTTGGATTGCGTTGTAATGCCACTGCCGGTCAGCGTGATCGTGGAGCGGTCGGTTCCGTTGCTCACTGTAATGGTAATGCTCTCCGCGAGCTGTCTTATCGCCGAAGCGATAGCGCCATTCCTTGCAATGACCTCAGACGATATTTCGGTGGAGAGCTGGCGCAATACCGAAGTATCACCGTTCTGCCGGTCCGTGACCTCGGCCGTGATCGCGTTTGCTGTCTGCGTGATCCGAGATGACAGCTCCGCCTCCGTGCCTGCCGCCCGAGCGACTTCTGACATCAAGCCTTCGTCTGTTGCTTGCAGCTTGATCGTCAGGCTGTCTGTCTGCTGGTCGATGGCGCTTATCACCTTGGACTCATACGCGAGTGAGTCCGCTGCGCTCTTCGTCCGGTCTCCGAGGGTTATCCTTGTATATTCATCCGTCAGGACGTTGTACTCGATCTTGGTACACTCGGCCTCGACTGCGCTGTCGAGAAGTTCAGGGAAGATCACCTTGACGGTATCGCCAAGCTGTACCCTTGACAGCTCTGCTACTGTATCAAGTTCTCCTGCCCTTCTGAGATCGACAAAGGATATGTCCATACTGATCTCGGGCTTCTCCGGGTGCTCTCTTGCGATGTAGTCCCGGGCGTAGGCGTTGAGCATATCCTTCGTGGGCGCACCTTCGTAGGTCGGATTCCCTTGGCTGTCTGTGCCGTTCGTGTAGCCGAGCTCATACCAGTCTATGGATGAGCAGTCGAGGAGCATTATCCTTGAATAATTGAAGGATCCCGTGCTCTGAATGTCTCCGAGGACCCGCCCGTTCTCGTCGTTGTAGTAGTACGGATATACGCCCGTGAATACTTGCTCAATGTTCTCATCCTGTTTGAGATCTGTAATATTCTTGCCATACCGGAGCGTCACGCCCCTATTCACGCCCCTCGCGGTCTTCAGGGTGACGTTGAAATTATTGAAATAGTATTCGCCTCCGAAGGCATGGAGCATCTGATACTCGTCGCCGCCCATAAGATCCCATACTGACATCGGCACGGGTACGCGGCAGTAATTTGATGATGACGGCTCTATTGTGAATGTGAACCGGCTCGTATTGAGATAGTTTGATGGTGTGTTCAGAAAGCTCTGCACGGCTGATGAGCCATTCAGATTGCCTGGATATATAGTCGGCGGCTTTAGAATGATGCCGGGAAGATCGGCGGCGGCGATGTGCCGCGCATTGACCTTCACGATACCGCTAATTGGTTTCGAAATTGAGTAAATGCGAAAAGCCTGTTCTGCATCGTAAGGATCGGGCTTGCAGACAACAAGCCTGTTCCTCTTGATCTCTGCATAGTGCAGGCCGGTGATCGGATATTCAAACTCAAGCTCGAAGATGCCGTTGACCTCCTCCGTCACTCCGGCAGAGGTAGCATCCGGCAGGGGGCCGAGTCCATTTGATGTGAATGATGTTGCTGTGTTTTCAAATATCTTCAACATTACAGTCTCCAGAATCGAGGTGTGATGGTGACTGATGTGGCGCCGCCCGTAAGGGCGATGGCGTTGTTTCCGGGCTTAAGCACGGGGAAGGTTGATGCCGTGATGGTGTTGTTTCGGTTCGTGCTGCCGTTGTACGCGTCCTGATTTTCGCAGTCGAGCGTGACGGATGTTCCGATTGACGAGATCGAGACCGACACACCGCCGATCGTGACCGTGCCGGATCCCGATCCTCTTACCACGATAAGCGGCTTCGCCTCGAAGCCCGTGGGATTCCGGAGCACGCCGCCACCGGATGAGAACGAGACCGCTTTCTCCCCGCTTTTCAAGAATTTCTGGGGCTTGCAGTTGAAGTTGAGCGTTGCCGTGCCCGACTCCCCGAAGAAGTTGACGATATCAACGCTACCGGCGAAGTAAGCAAGCCGGTATACATCGGGCTCAAAGTCATCCTCAAGCCTCTGGTAGCCGTCAGCTGAGAGCCATTCCACAAGAGCGTCATAATACCTCTCCGCGTCCCACGTCTGCTCTCCCGTGAATATTGCATAGGAGCGCGTGACATTTTGCCATGCCTTTTGAGGAAAGACGAGGGAGCCGTTGCGTCCATCCACATCTACGACCCGCATTTTGCGTTGAGGCCGCGAGAGGTTCGGAACCTGCGAGATATATATGCCAAGGTCTCTTGAGTTCTTACCGTTCCATGTTAGACAAGCCTTGATACTTGTATCTATCATCCTATTGCAGCCCTCCGTCTCGCCTTCGCAAATTCAAGTTCGCGCATCACATATTCCGCTATTTCCTTTTCATCCATACCCTGCGACGGGTAGACATTGAGCACTATCGGGCTGTCATCTCTGCCCTGTAGTGCCTTCATGAGCATTGATTGTCCCATTAAGATTTCGGGCTCGGCTGCATCACCGACGCCGATGACCGTCGGCTTCGTGAATACCTCGGGCTGTACTGTTGCTGAAGCGTGCCAGGATAGCTTATCAAGAACGCTTGACGGGATGCCCGCAAGGCTTGACTTCGTGGCACTCCTAAGCCTTCCAAGCTGCCCCATCATGCCATTTACTGATTCGGCTGCCGACTCCATCGAGAGGGCAATGTTCCGGTTGGCTTCCGCCATCGCATCGGCCACTGCAGAAGGTACGCCTGCAAGGCTCGACTTCGTAGCATCGCAAAACGATGTCACGCCCTGCGCTTCGAAGTCTTGGAGCTTGCGGTTCGTTTCTGCAAGAGTGTCGGCGACAGATGACGGCATACCGCCGAATGATGCCTTTGTCGCGTCCGTCATATTCTGAACGTCGGTCTTTACCTGTTCGGTTGCCGCATTTTCATCAACAAGAATTGACTTGATCACCCTTCCGGATTCATCCTTGATATCTACCCAGTGCTTGCCGACCTTGTCCTCTATAGCGTGCAAATATTCCTCTGCGCTGGCGTAGCCTTCCTGCTTCCATTTCGGCGCATCCTCAGGATGAAAGAGCTCGTGCCACCAGTTCTTTACATCATCAGCCCAGTAGTTAAATTCCTCGCCGATAGTATTTACGAGGGTGACTGCCCGCTGGCCGTAGTCCTGCTTGAACCAGTCATCGAGGACGCCGCCGACATCCTCTCCATATACGCCCATCTTGTAGAGCTCATCGGAGATTTTGCCACCAATGAACCAACCGCCGACCGCCGCGCCTGCTGCTGCACCGGCGACCCCGAGACCCTTCAGGGCGGTTGCTGCGGGTCCTCCCTGCTCTACTATTCCCTTGATACCGCCCACAAGTCCTTTACTGCCGCCTATCAGACCGCCGCCCTGTCCTCCTCCGGTAAGGCCCCCAAGGAGGCCGTTGAAAGCTCCTCCGAGCTTTCCTACTATAGTCAGGACGGGTCCTGCAACAGCAACGAACTCAACGAATTTCCCGATTGTCTCCTTTGTACCCTCGTCGAGTCCGTCCCACCATTCCTTAAGGCCCTTCACAGCGTCCCTTAAGTGTTCGAGGATTGGCACAAGAAGCTCTCCAAGGACGGAGAAGAGGTCTGCACCGACAGATTTCAGATCGTTCATCACGCTGGTCATCTGATCTGTCGGGTCAAGGATTGTATCAAAAGTGGTCGATACGCTCCCGGCAGTATCTCCGAGACTCTCCGTGAAAGTTGCCATCGACATCGTGCCGTTGTTGAAGGCGTTATAGATCGCCGCTCCTGCACGGCTCCCGAAAAGCTCATACGCCGCCGCCTGCTTGTCGGCTTCGGATGAGTTTGATTTCATCAAAGCGGAGAAATCTGCGAGGGAGCTGTTGAGGGTCTTGCCGTCGTCAGCGCTCTTCTTCATGGCTGTGCGTAGCCCGGTCACGGCCGCCGTAGCGTCAAGGCCGTTTTTGTCGCATTCTCCGAGGAAATTCGCTGCGTCTCCGGCAGTCATACCGAATTCTTTGAAGGAGGCAGCGTTCTTTGCTACTTGCTCGGCAAGGGTATCGACATTGACCCCCGTGTTCTGCCCGACGACATTCAAGTCATCGAGGAAGCTGGAGGCCTGATTTGCGTCCATGCCGAAGGCCGCCATAGCCTTTGAGACCTTGTCGATGGATCCCGAGACGGATGTACCGTTTAACTTTGAGAATTTAATGAACTGCTTGGAAAGGTCTTTTAGCTCGTCTCCCGTTGACCCGAACCTTGTATTGACTTCTCCGACAGCATCGCCAGCCTCCTGAAAGGACGCCGGGATATCTCCGGCGATGTCCTTCATGATCTCCTGCATCGATGTCAGATTGTCGCCGACTGCCCCGGTCTTGATCGCTATCGTGTCGGCGGCTTCGTCCACCTCTTTCCAAGCCGCAAAAGCACCGCCTATCACACCCGTGGCGGCGGCAGTAAGTCCTACCCCTGCAGCGGTCACGCCTTTGCTTAAGGAATTGCCGAAGCTCTTGCCTGCGGTCTTCCCTGCTTTATCTCCGGCACTGTCCGCTGCACCTGTCAGCTCTTCTGTTATGGTTTTCTGCGAGCCCTCCATTGAGGGGATGATGGTCACATACGCTTTTGCGACTTCGATTGATTCACTCATGTTTTCATCCGCTTTCTCTCAAACCACTTGTCGAGTTCTGCAATAGGCAGAGGGTCTTTGCCAAAATGCCTTGTCTCTTTGTTTTGGTCTTCCTTCCAAGGTCGAGGGTATTTGGCGGGCTTCTTTGTCTTTCTTCTGCCAAGCGCCATCAAATTTTCATTGATGATCGCCAGCATGTCGAAGATGTCCGCAAGAATGATATTTGTCTGTCTGGCAGTCGCCCACATGCTCATTTTGGGATCGAGCTCAAAGGCGAGGGCGCTGTCAGGCGTGATATTCTTGATAAAAGAGCCGAGCGCTCTCCAAGGCAGAGAGCGCCCGATGTCGTCAAGTGTGTAGCCGCATCTGACCAGATCGGCTTCAACCGCCTTGCTGTGGTCTTTGACGAACCGCGCAAGGCTTATGATTCCCCCGGCGTGATACCCATGTCGTCCTTAGAGTACTTGCCCCAGTCGTCCATAAGTGCGCGGAGCTGCCTTATGGAGAGCTTTTCAACCACCTTTTTTGTCAGGTGCTTTTCAAGGAAAGCCTTGTATCCATCTATTCCGTCCAACGCGCTATCAAGCTCTGCATAAGGAAGATCGCCCATCAAGGGCACTTCATAGGACTTGTCTCCGATCACTATGACGTGCTTGGGCTCATTCGCGCCGGAATCTATCTGTGTTTCGTACATGAATCCCTCTCCTCCTCTTGTACTCACCCTGTAGGTGTTCCGTCGTCGGTGATGAGCTTCCACCCATCGTCAAGCCCCTTAATCGTGGCATTCCATGTGATAGCGTCTGAGGGGGCCATTGTGATATCTCCAAGCTCTGTGATCTGTCCCTTTGAGCACCCGAGCATCGCTACCGTGTCGCCGTCCTTCATGAGGAAGAGAAAGGCTTCGGGCTCGGGCAGCGAAGAAGGCGAAAGGTTGACTGAAATCTTCTTCCCTGCTGTGGTGGTGGCATCTGTCACCGTCACATTATCGCTACCAAAGATCACCTTCATGGTCTCTTCTGTGGTTTCCATGATGGGCACCTGCACGGTCTCGTTATGATCGGTCATGATGGTGCGCCTCGTCTTTTTCGCCCAGTCCTTGAGGTCGTTGGTTGATTTGTCCGGGGTAAAGGTGATCCCGTCCTGCGTAACATACCCAACGTTCTTCCAAACAGCAGGAAGGGCCGCTGTCGGGTCTTCGGGGATTGCCGTACCGGCGGGCGCGTGGAAAAAGTACCCGCTCGCGTCGTCTGCGCCGGTACCGAGCATGATTGTCTCAGACATTTGTTACCTCCTTATGTGCTGTGACCAATATTGTTGTCCGGTATCTCTTCAGATCCGGACGAATAGGATCGGGATAAGAAGTGGGCTTGGTATTCTCCCGAACAAGCCTTATTGGGGTAGACTGCTCTACAGCTATCACCCGAAGGATGCCGACTGCGTTCCTCGTCAGCTCATAGGCCTGTCCGTCTCTTATGCCGTAGCCCTCGATCCCGACTGTGAATGTGTCAATTGTGTTTCGTTCTGATCCGCCTGCTGCCGTGACTCTCACAAAAGGCGCTGATACCTTTTTGGGAATGTCGATGTAAGCTGACATATAAGGCTCAAGTGCGCCTCGTATTACATCCGTGATGTCTATGCTTCTCTCAATCGTCATCCTCTCACCGCCTTTGTAAGCGTCATATTCTCGGACTCTTCAAGAGCCGCTGCGTTGTTGTCAGTTCTAACAAAAGCGACGTATCGACCGCCGCCATATCCTCCGGCCTGCACTTTCGATTCAAAACCCTCGCCGTCTGGCAGAGACTCATTCGCTCTGTCTCTGATGTCATCGGAGAGATTTGTGAGCATTTCTTTTGTGCCGGGGCTGAATAATATGTCCCTGAAGCCTTTTGAGATAAATTCAAGCTTGACGCTCATCCTTCATACCTCTTCAGTGTGATCTCGTAGTGGTCAATCGCCCCGGTCGGAGACTCCCAATCTCTGGGATCCCCGTCTATCTCGTAGGTCTTGCCGCGATACTTGATCCTGTCGCCCTCCTGAATGTCTGCGTCAAGAGGAGCAAAAAGGACGCGGGTATCTTCTATCCCGAGGACTCTGCCTTCCTGTGACATCGCGGTACTTCGCCACGTCAGGCAGCAGTTTGGGATATCAAGGTCGTCGGTATTGTCCCAGTCGGGATATTTCGTGCCTCGCTCCGTGAGAGTACCGGCGCGTATTCTTGTTACTGTAGCTTTTGCAAAACTGACCATCAGAACACTCCTTGAACCTTGAACATTGAGAGAGCTTCTTTGCTGTCATCCGGAAGGGCTGATGCCCTTGCTGAGTTCGCCCAGCCTGCGCTGTATGTTACTGACATGCTGCCTGCGGTTTCGCTTGTCACGCCTTCTGATGACGATACAGAATGCTTTACTCTGTGGACTATGATCTCCTTGATGGAGTCGAGAAGCGCATCAGAGAGCCCTGCAACGTAATTGACCGTTACGGCGCTCTTGCGATCCATCGCAGGGACGTCAAAGACATGCACTACCCCATCGCTGTCAAAATCGAAGTCTGCGAATGCAGTATTGTTTATCAATACCGAGCTGACTGCGGTGACGCACCTTGATGGAAGCTGCACCAGAAGATCATGTCCGACGCGCTTTACCCTCCCGTTGCCGTACAACAGGCGCTCTGACAGAGAGCACGCTGCTTCCGGACACAGGTGCCAGCCACAGTAGTTCCTTACGGCAAGCGAAGCAGCCTTTATCTCTGAAGCAATGCGAGAGTCGCTTGCAAACTTATTCGCTGTGTAGGTATTAAATTCCTCGACGGTGATGATATCGGGGAGCGCAGTGATACTCCCCGTCAGGCTGTAGCCCCAGCTTGTAGACAGGCTCATTTCTTTTTCGTCTCCCTTGCCTTGTTCTTGGGTTCAGCTACCTTTGTTTCAACCTTAGACTCTGCCTTGGGCTCGGCCTTTGGTTCGTTTTTCTTAAATTCGACGGCGCCCTTCGGCTGCTCTCCCTCTTTGTAGAGGTAATGCTTACCGTCTATCACATATTCTTTCATCTGATACCTCCAAGAGGATGAGCGCCCCGAAGGGCGCTCGACATCCTATCACTTGCTTATGAGCTTGAAGCCAGCGGGTCTCCTTACTGCGAGGGCAAGTCTCTCTTCGGCGCGGATCGTCATGAGGTTGTGGATGAAGTCATCCTCGTTGCTGTTCGTAGCCTCAACGGACACACCGCCCTTTGTCACTACAGAACCGCAAGTCTTGAATGCGCCAACCACGATCTGTGAGCCTGTTACGGCTGTCGTGACAACTACAGGAACGCCCCAGAGCTGCTTACCCTGCCCGTCGGCGAAGTAACCACCGCCGTAGTACTGATTGTTGCTATCCTTGCCGAGGCGAAGGAGCTGCCATGTGGCAGGAGCCACCACAATCGCATCAGCGGCGTATCCAGCCTGCTCCTGAACATCCATAAGTGCTCCGAAGATGATGTCTGCAAGCTCGTCGGCCTTGGTTGTACCGGTCCAACTTGTGGAGTCCGTCTGGATGCCGGATGTACCGATGAGATCAGCGACAAGTTCTGTCTGCTCCTTAAGTCCGAGAGCATACAGAAGCCTTCCGTTGATCGCAGAAGCAAGGAACGGATAGTCAGTGATATACTCATCAGACTCCTTGATGAACTCGGTGATCTTCTTCAGGGACACCGTCTTAGGTGTAGGATCCGCGAAGTGAACCTGCGCCTTTGCAGCGCCTTCAGCAGTCACCGCAGGAGAGCCCTCCATCGCGCCTTCAACGAGATAAGTGAGTGCGCTTCCGCTGATCGTCTCAGACCCGAAGAGGTCACGGATGACAAGTGCTGTCCTTGCGGCGGTTACGACGTTGCGGTCAAGGTCCGTAGCGAATGCGATTGCTCCCGCAGGAGATGTCTGGGTGTCTGTAGCAGCCTTAAACTCGGGCGCCTGAACACTGAACCTGTGCCCCTTACTTGCATTGGAGCCCTTTACCGCCTTGACGAAATTCTCGCCGATGTTCTTTGCGGTAGTCTCTTCAGACTGCTCTTCCTCTTCTTTCCCGATCTGGGAGAGAAGTGCTTTTGCCTTCTCGGCGGTCTCGATCTGAGACTTAAGGTTCTCGATTTCTGTCGTGAGCTCTCCGGCTCTCTTGATAGCCTCAGCATCACCGGCCTCGATCTGGGCCTGAAGGCCCTTCAACTCAACCTGTGCTTTCTTAAGCTTTTCTTTCAAGTTCATAGATTATTCCTCCATATTCATCTGCTTGATGTATTCCAGCAGTCGATCTTTCTCCGGATTGCTCTCTTTGGGATCCTCCCCTTTCGGGTTGTCCTTCGGATCGTCCTCTCCGTCATTCTCGTCTGCTTCGTCTAACACGCCCTGCAGGAGCGTGATAGCCTGCCTTATCGCGTCCTCGTCCTTCTTGCTGTTGCGCTTGCCCGCTTTAACCGCGATCAATCCAGCATCGTCGTTTGCCGGAACGCATACGCACGATATTTCGAAAAGATCCAAAGCACGAAGTTCGTGCGCTTTCGTGCCGTCTTCAAGCGTGACCACGCCATCCTCAAGTATGTCGTACGCAAAGCTGAACTTGCTCAGCCTGCCGTCCTTGTAGAGCTCTCTGACTCTCTGCGCCTCGTCTGTGCTGTCAAAATTTGCCGTGAAGTGTAGGCCCTTTTCGTCTTCCTCTGCATCAGCAGTACCGATAAAAGCATCAAGCTTGTCCATCTGATGCGCCCAGAGCAGCGGGATACCCTTGCCGCCATTCCAGCGCACAGCTAAGGTCTGCTTGAAGGCGCCCTCGGCCACGATATCGCCATAGCTATCGGGCTTTCTTATCCAAGTGCTGGCATACCCTTCAAGGCTTCCGTTGCCTTCATCCTTGTACTTAACGCTAAATTCTTTCGTGTGTCGCATTGTCTTACCTCCTACGAAATATTGATCTCTACGGAACAGTTACAGCCGCAAGTTGTGTCGGGATCCCCGTTGTCGTCCCCCGGCCAATAGCAGCCGTTTGAGAAATTGTCGTCGATCGGGACCCGCTCACCGTTCATGGCAGCGTGCTCCGGTCTCGGGTTGTCGCCTGTCACCCATTCTTTCTCGGCTTTTCTCTGAATACCTTGGTTCTTCGCCTGATTTATTGCCTCTTTCGCAACAGCCCAGCCCGCCACAGCAGTAGCGAGAGACCGTCCGAAGGTGCCGGAATCTTTGTTTTCTCTCGTTTCAAAAACCTGCTCCGGCGCGTCTTCTTCATCTTCCGCTTCAAGGGCTTCTTCTATCTGGCGAAGAGTCGTTGTGTTTATCGCCTTTGCTCTGCCTTCAGCCAATGCCCGGAGGTATTTTCGAGTCATTTCGGTATTGTATTCGGCTCCAAGAGCCTTCGCCGCGTCCTTGCCGTGTGTATCGGCTATCTTGTCAACCAAGGGTTCAACATCGTCGGCAAGTTCTTTATTCCATCTGTCCTCGTCCCACCAGTTCTCGGAACCCGCTCCGATCTTCGGTAGTATCGATGATGCCTGGCGCTTGAAGAACTTGCGGAGTATCTCGGCCATCTGCTCATCCTCTTCTTTGGAGGATTTTGCCTTAATCTGTATCTGCTTGCTCTTGCAATTGATACAAGAGCAGTCCGCTTTCGGATCCATGTGGGTATCTTGTGGTGATGCCTGGCCGCCTTCTACCACGTTCATCGGTACTATCAGCTCATCGCCACCATCAAGAGGAGGCAGATTATTGTCAGCTCTCGCCTCGTTCCTTGTCATCCAAGGGCCACCGACAGCGCTCTGAAGGATGCTCGCGCGTTCCTCGAAGGAGCCCTTGAGCTTTTCGTCAAGATAAAACTCGACATAAGTGTCGGGACTTGCGCCTATCATCGGCAGTAGGAAGGCGTTTATCCTCTGCTGGATCATCTGAATTGTAGGACCCAAGCAATCAGCATAAAGCGCTCGGGCATTGTCCCGTGCACTTGCGTAGGTCTGTGTCGATGTGTGCCAGATCAGAGACGGGTTGACGTGATACGCCGCAGCGACATCCTCACGGCTGAGCTGCTTCGCCTCTGCATACTGCGCCTCTTTTGCGCTAAAATTGTATGTCTTGATCTCCATGCCATCTTCAAGGAGTGGCACTTTGCCACGGTTTTCTCCCGACTTACCCCATCCTTCGCGAAAGGCTGTAAGGAAGGCCTTGCGCTGATTCTCGTCCCACGGCTGAACATTCACGGGTCTTGTCAAATATGCGTTAAACCGGCCCGAGCTCTTCCAGATGTCGGAGCGGAAGCGGTTGGCATTGACCTGCTCCGTCAATGTCTGCTTCAACGCAGAAATAGGAGACTGATATCCTCCGGGATTACCGGGGTTATACATCCTGAACTGCACGAACATGCTGCGTGGAACCTCAACTATATTTCCGGATTTCGACGAAATACGGATCACGTCGGGCGCATAATTCGTGGAGCTTATCGTATCGACTATCCACTCGCGGGGTATAATCCGAAGCTGATACCCGCTTTCTGCCTCAGCATCCGGAAGCGCCCAAAGGAAGACTGACCCCATAAGAAGAAATTCTGTGAGCAACCCTTCGATCAGTTCGTAGCAGGTCTGATCCGGGTTTGGAACCCAGAACAGCCTTGCCGCTGCGCTTGTCCGATCCCTCCTCCTTGCATTCTCGCCATCTCTTACATAGACCTTGAGGGGCAGTTGAGCCACGCTGGCTGAGAGGAAGGACACGACCGCATGAAGATTTTCCTGCGTAGCGTAGAGCTGGCGAGCTGTCAGACCCTCGATGACCGGAAACTGCTCAGGCGTGATCTCTATGTGGTACGTGTTTCGTCCGAAGAGATTACGAAGCGCCTGAATTATGCCTGGCATTGTTTCGATACCTCCTAACAGAACACTAATTCATAGCCCTCGCGGGCATAAGCTGACTCATATATCTTGTTTCCCTCTTTCTCCGTTCTTATCGCCGCTGTAAATGCCATTATGCAGGCAAACAATGGCGCTATATCGTCCGGGCTTTTCCGTCTGTCCGGAAGTGCCACACCGCCACCCATCTGGCGGACCTGCATCGTCTGGGCAGGCGTGTCGAGTATTGGCTGTTTCAAGTGAAATATTTTTGTCCCGCCCCGAGGGAGTGCCGGATCGCTCGCGGCTACTCCGTCCCAGAACCGCCCCCAGCCTGCGGCAAGCTCTGAGCCCTCGACAGCATACCGTTCGACGTTCTGTATCGTGCAAATCTGTTCCGCAAGCCCCGTCACGGGTGCGCCTCTGCCCTGAAACGCAAGTCTCATCCTGCCCTTCATGGCGCGTTCTCGGAACCAGTCTATTGCCCACTCAGTTCCCACAGCTCTGGCAACCACTTCAATATGCCAGTTTCCATCCTCACGGAGTCCGCAAACCCCGATAGAAGTCCAGCGCCGGTCGTTCGAGAGGTCGATGCCGAAATAAAGATCAGACTCCGGCGCTATATTTGATTCTGCATCAAAGCAGCCTTCCCACGAGCCATCGGGGAACGGCTGAGGCAGAATCGTTTCGACCTGCTGGCACATACATTCACTCCGGAATTTATTTTCCGGAAATGTCATGCGGTTGGCGAGAAGCGCTCTTTCAGTCAACCGTCCGTAACCCATCGCGGGATTAGCGTGGGCGAGTGCATCTATATCGTCTGTCGCCGCATCGTCAGGAGATGACCATTCGAATAGTCCCAGCGTGGAAGCGTCTACTTCTCCGCCTAAGTCCATCGCCTTTTCAGCGCCTTCTATCGCCGCTATCGCTTGGCTCCTTAGTTGTCGGAGCACTATACTGTCGGGATCTCCGGCGTTTGAAAAACAAAAGACAAGTCCGTTTGGCTTCGCGTTTGTGCTCGCGACCGCCGCGGACCAAGTTTCCCAGTCTCTGTGTTCACGAACCTCATCGAGAAGTACCAGATCATTCGAGTCGCCACGGCCTGCACGTCTTGTTGGCGCACCTACCTTGTATACACGGCCGCCCTTGAGGATAAGCCTCTTGCTTCCGTTGGTCCTGACGACTCGATCGATTTCACTGCTTAAGTCAGGAATGTTCTCCTGATCTGCCACAACCGCTTCCCAAACCTCCTCTGCTTTGTCGAGACTGAGTGATGTACCAAATACGCTCTTAACTTCAAGCACATTCAAGAAGAAGGATGCTATACCTTCCGAATCTACGGTCTTTCCGTTCTGCCTGGCTACCTCAATCAAGATCGTCCTGAAGCGAAAGCGCCAGCTCTTTTGTATGTCTCCGGTAATCTCCAAGGCGTGAATCAAGGACCATTCCTGCCATGGATAAAGTTTCTTCCCGAGTACGTGCGTCATATAATCAATGCACATAAAACCGAGACTTGTTTTTTCGGTCAACTCCCGGAGCGGCGGAGTAAATATTCTCGGCTCTGTATATCCGAACATCAGATGACCGCCTTGAAGCGACTCTTCAAGTTCTCCAAAGCAGACACGGTCTCAACCTTTTTGGCTGAATGCCCCTCGATGAGAGTATTAAGATCCTTAAGTGCGGAAGCATAATCCCGCACAGTGGCGCGAAACTCCTGCAACGCCGGATTGCTCTTAAGTGCCTGCTCACCCTGAGTGGTAGTGAGGATCTGAGCAAGAGGGAGATCCTTATAGTTTGGTATCTGGTTCTCGATCTTGTCCTGCAAGGCGAGGACAGCTTTGGCAAGTGTCACTGCCTGCGCCTTAATGTCCTTGTTCACATTCTTACATAATGAAGCAGCACTCTTCGCCATAGTCTTACCCCTTATTTAATCTACGATCGGCAAAAAAAACTTTTCAAATCTTCGGGGGGAGAAATCAC